TTGTAGCGCACGGATCTACGCCTTTCCCAACATATCTGAATCCCTTCTGAACTGTAGAAGGTGCTACGTGATCTAAATATCTATCTACGTACCAACCTCTACCTTCACAATAGAATTCAATCTCTTCATAAGTGCCATGACAGTATTCTTGGAAGTGTCCTTCTTTATTAAATACCACGGCATATTCTACTTGACTTATATCGCTCATTTCGTGTTTATTAAATGTCTATCTTTAGGAGGCATTCCGGATTTAATTCTGTCTTGAACTTCTTTCCATCCATCTCCCGCTTGTTTTAATACTGATCCATCTTTGCCAGTAATTAAATTCTGTTTAGGTGTCGAGATAATCATTTGCATATTAGGATTATCTTTCTTATATTGTTCCATCTTAGATATGCTCATAACTAATTCAGTTACTTCACCTGTATCTTTATTTTTAAAATCATACGTTGGCATTTGCTGCCTCCCAATTCTGACCAACCCAATCTAATTTATTGTGTTTTCTTTCGTATGCGTCTGGATTAAACCAGGATGGTTGTTTTCGTTTAGTCCATACCATTGGCATATAAGCTAATTTAGTATGGTAATAGTTTTGATAAGATTCTACTGCACATTCTGTAATACAATCTGGAAATGCTTTCATTGCTAATGCAAAGGGTGTAAGCTTTTTCATAGGTATATTATCTGGTAATCTTTCCAAAGGTTTTCTTAGTCTTGTATCTGTTACGTGGACTTTATCATATCTATATGTGTATTCTTCGCATAGAGCAACAAAATGTTTATAGTGCCAACGATAATTATGTGCGGACTGTAATGTCCAAGTTGTGCAAGGATGATACATGTGAACGGCTTTATATAAAACATCTTCTCGGTCATCTTCGAAGATCCATTTCTTAACCATTGTTTTTCCTGACTTAGATGGTCCACGTGTTTCTGTGGCATCTAGCATTCGGTGTGCTGTGGATAACATTTGCCCTGATTCTAAAATCATTTTAACAACATGTTTATCGCATTGTTCCTGTGCTGCAATGACAGGATCGTGATTGAGTACAAAAATATTCATAATGTATATTATACCATAGTTTAGGTTATTTGTAAACCTTTATATCAATTCAATTAATGTTCTAAGTAATAAAGCTACCCCAATACCATTTAAAAGTATGAGAGCTCTATCTTTCCATAATAATCCTACAATTAACCAGCCAGTGACGCCAATCATTGACATAATTAAATCATAAAATTGTAAACCTTCTACACCACGTATTGACATACCAATTAGTATAAAAAAGGATGCTGTCCATTTAACATACCAATCTGCAGTATATTTCGGTGTTGCTGATTTATAAATTCTATTCGAATTTTCTAATTCTTTTGGATCAAATTTAGCCATTTAATTGTATTAACTCGTCGACCCAGTTTTCTGCAGCATCTTCTGCGTACTGTTCTGAGTGTTCATATAAAGCTCTACGCTCTACCATTTTACCGCCTTCATAAAATTCTACATAGAATCCTTCGTATGATCGGTATACTTTTGATTTTCTAATACCTCTTTGATAGGTATGTAATTCTGTTGCTGTTGTCATCATAATAATTGTGGGTTCGCCCTGTTTTACCAGGGCTTCCCCTGATAAATTAACCTCCTATTGTTTGTAATTCTCGTATTGGATGACCCAGTGCTAAAGCCTTTTTATGTGCTTTATAAGACAGTGAATCTTTTCCTTTCTTTTTCAATCGCCTTTGATAGCGAAATGCTTCTCTTTGATCTCTCTTGAGTTGCTCGAGTGTAATCATAATTAATCTCCATGATTGAGTTAAAATTACATAACGAAGAAGTTTATACCATAGGCTATTTCTCCTTTTTCTTGGTTGCTTTTTTAGCTGCAGGCTTTTTAGCGGCTGCTTTTTTAACCGCCAAAGGCTTAACAACTAATCCTGGAAAAGCTTCGTTTACTATCGAAGCTGTAAGACCTTTTAATTTTCTGTCTTTTGCAGTAATTAAAAGTTCTGATTCAGATGGATGCATACTTTCTAATGCATCAATAAATAACTTTTCTCTTCGAACAGCCTGGACTTGATTTCCAATAGGGCCTTTAAAAAAGTATTTAAATTGTTTGTGGGTTTTAAAAAGAGAAGAAACTGAATACCCTTCTGGAGCATCGTCTTTCTCGTATGGTGGTGCACCTTCTGGTAGTAATGATACTACATCTAAGTCAAAATTGACTCTTAGTACATCTTTTAGCGCTGGGTGAGTATTTGATCTTAGGATCTCAACCTTGTCCTTATTTGTTTTTGCCTCAGATACTTCTTTTAGTACCTGTGGAATTAATTTTTTAGCCATTGTAAAATTCCTCTACACATTCAATCAATTGATTGCATCGTTTATTAATTAAGTAAGTCAATACCTTCATACGTGCTGCTGGTTTTGTCTCGTTAAAAGTATTTATAATGTTTGTTTGGATAGGTTCTGGTATATAATCAAAATCTATTAAAGTTTGATTTCTTTGAAAATTACGATAAACCTCATCGCCCATTAGTTCTCTTAAGTTATCTATATTATTTATCCATTCATCGACTCTAGTTTGTCTTAATTGGTTCTGATGTGCTTCGGATATAAATGTATCATCTGGTGATAAGACATTGGGTATACCATCGCCTGAGTCGCCACGCATAATATGATTCCACTTATATGTAATAGGGTGCGGATCCTGAACTAACTTCTTTTGTATTGGGCTAAATTGTTTTACGTTACTGAATTTATGTAGTTGTATAAAGTCTTTATCAGAAGATATAATCATAACTGGTTCATGCTGACCAAACTCTTGGGTTTGTGCTGTAAGTGTAGCAATAATATCATCTGCCTCGGTACCATCTAGATGTAATACTTTCCATGGTAAATGATCTCTAATCTCTTCTCTGATTTCATTTAAAGATGTAAAGATATTGTTCCAATCTAAATCAGATGCAGACCTATTCTTTTTACGTGCTGCTTTATATTCTGGAAAGAAATCTTTTCTCCAGGTATTAAATCCATCGCATGCTAATACCATTTGACCATATTCATCTCTATACTTTTTATTATACATACGTAAAGAATTTAGAATCATATGTCTAATTAGATCTTTATCATCTATCTTCTGTACTATAATATTGCTTAGTGCAATCTGTGAATAATCTACTATAATCATTAATCTATCCTTTGACCTTCTCCCCAATCAATTACAACCGGAAAGCGGGGAATACCATCTGGTGTTAAATCGAAATATCTACATGTAACCCATTGTGCTTTTTCTGGCTTATTTAATAAAGCTTTTAATGTTTCAAAGTTTCCTCTTACTCCACTTCTAAATGTTAAATCCCCATTTGTTAGAACAAAGTGCTTAGCATAACCTTTCCAGTTACCATCACCTTCTAATACTTCTACTACTTCGAATTCTTCTGTAATAAATTCTTTTCTTTTTAGAAGATTCTTAGATCTTTTGTTTTCATATGCTGTATTGTTTCTAACCATTTGTCCTTCATAACCATGTTCGGTATAAGCAGAGTATAAAGCATCTAATTGATCTTGTGTACGAGCTTCAGTAGTTTCTACAGGTTTACATGAATCACCACCAATCATAATATGCACATAAGATATTCTTTCTAAAAAATTCCAATCTTTAAAACTAGGATCGTAAACATCATATACATGATATTGAACTAATTCTTCACATTCTATTCTTTCTTCTTCAGATGGTTTTACTTTTCTAACCAAAGAAGTAATTTTATTAAAATCTGATTTAAGTTCGTGGTTATATAGTTCACCATCTAATATCATACCTGGTTGTTCTTTAAAAAAAGGTTTTAATTCGTTAAATATATGATCGCAGGTAGTAATCTCTTTTCCTGCTCTAGTATATAATCCATCTTTTCTAGCAATACATCTAATACCATCTAACTTAGGTTGTGACCAGCCAAAATCCTGTGGACGTTTGGTATAGTCTTGTGCTAACATTGGCTTGAATTTATCGTAAGTATCTACTTCTGATATTAAAAGAAAGTATTCACCATCTAGATTAATTTGCCATTTAGCTTCTGCTTCTTTTTGTGCTTGCTCATCTGCTGTAGTAGCATTAGATCTACCTACGTTTTTAGCTTCAGAACTATTTAATCCACTTTGGACTAATTTGCCGCCTTGTATTCCCGAAATAGTAAATGTACCTGGGGTCATACCAGTTTGGTAACCCATAGTCCATTCGCGTATTTTCCCTTTTGAATCCCTTTTGTAAAGTGTGGGTAACTTATGTATCTGTATCATCCTTATCATCCTCATCATTTATATTCATATCAAAATCTGGTTCGAATGTAACATCGAACTCTGGTTCAAAGCTTACTTCAAATTCGGCTTCTGGCATTTGGGACATTTGCTTTACTTTAATATAAAGCTTATCCATGCTCTTTT